GTTTGTCACGACAAAGTCGATCGAGATGAATTCAACTGCTCTTGTTGGCTGAATGTAAATTTTGCCACGAAGAGTGTTGTTCTCAATATCTGCCTGTGTTGTAGTTGTCGTATCAATCTGTACTCTAAATCTATCGACACCATTCTGAGCTTGAATTTGCTGGAGAACCGGTGTTACAAGACTCGAGAATCTTGCAAGTGTTTCAGCTCTATTGGGCTCGAAAATAAATGTATTTGCGATTCTTCTAACACGACGTCTAATCTCAATGAGCAGTCTTCTAACATTGACTCGATCGAGAGCTGTCTGTGCTGTCTGCAGAGTCTTCTGACCAAATACAACCACACCACTTGAATCTGGGAAGCTAGTGATAGGGTTGATATCTGCATCATACAGAGTGTCCATGTTGGGGCGGCTAAGCTTTACCTGTGTCTCGATAACACTAGCCAATGCGCCTCTTGTAAAACCTGCAGGTGCAAACCAAGGATATGCAATCGAATCATTTAGTGAAAATGCACCAAGAACAGGAACAGATGGTGGTACCTGGACTGTTGTTCTTGTTGTAGGATCTAGCACAACAAGGTCTGGGTAGTAAGCTGCAGCAAATGAAGTATCAAGATTACGTGATTTAAAATTGTCTACAGTGTAAGTCACAGAAGGTAATTGAGCGCTTGATCCTGCTAGGAATGCGTTCTCCTGATCCTTCTCTTCAATGTCCATGATGTACATTGCATCAAATCTAGCTTCGACTGCATCAACTGCATAGTCTGTAATTGATGGGTGACGCATGCCAGGAATTGCAAGAAGCTGAATATCAACATCTGTCTTCTCGCCTAGAACATCAATTGCTTTACGGTATCCTGCGATTGTAGGACCATAGACGCCGCCCTGCTTTAACTCATCATCAAATTCACGACGTGCAGCAACATCTGACATCTTTGACTTTTCCTTGTCGAAGACATTGAAACCATCGAAGCCGCCCTGTGCCATACATGTGAATTTTGCATACTGACGAGTTGACTGATCCTTGAAGTCATTTGTTGGATCAAGGAATCTCGTCACGTCACTCTCAAATGTTGTTCCATCTGGTGCGACTAGCTCATTTGCCAAAACGCCATCGCGTCGATAAACGGCAGCACTCCAAAGCGTAGGAACAGGCTTATTTGTTGAACCGGTTACTACCTGAATATTCTCTAGAGAGAATTTATTTTTATTAAATGTGTCGACGTCAACAACGATACCAGAGCCAATATCAGGTAAACCGGAAGTATCTTCTGAAGCAAAGTTTAAGTATCCTGTCTGAAAGCTGGGGAAGTACTTGGCATGATTACGCAACGATGCATTAATTGAGCTATTGGAGTTAAGGTCAGATGGGTTATTCTGAACTTCAAACTGAATGCCCCATGTAAACTTGCTATTTAGCTTCTTTGAAAGACCTTCACCCTGTGTCAACGATGCGCGCATAGGAACAGGTGGCTCTTTGACCTTTGCAATATCTGCAGCATTAAGACCCGCAGTTGCAACCGATGAAAAAATTGAACCTGCCAACAAAGTATTTCCACCGGCAGAAACACGTCCTGCTGTGTTTGTGTGTGCAAAACCTTCAAAACCGACTGGAAGTGACTCTGCGTTAATTCCAGCTCTTGTAACCTGAATGTCTGTCTCAACTCTAATGTATCTAGAAGCATTTGCATAAGAACCTTCGATTCTAAGCTTCTGTCTACCTGTTAGTTGATCTAGATCATAGAATGCATGTCTATCGCCAATGACCTTAGAGATAAATCTCTCCGAGCTAGGATCTAGAGAAAGCCCTCTAAACGACTCTAGGACAACTGGGTTAATGTCAGTATCATTGATATCTCTGACCAGAAGATCAAATGTTCCATACTTGTAGTTTAGGCTGTTGCTAGCAGCAATATTCTCAATTGTGATCTTAAAAAGATTGTGGCCTGCAATTCCGTCATCCATTGAGTGAATTTTAAATAGTTTCTTATTTTTTCCACCAAACTTCTGAGAAATAAACCAAGGAGTTTTGGCAGTTGAAAATCTGTCCTCAAAATTTTCGAAGTTTGGCACAAGCGAGGTGCCTGAGTTTCTAGCAACACTTCCTGTTAAAAGGAGTGCAGCCTCACCTATAAAGTTAACGTCGGTGACGCTTCCTACTGCGCTTGGAACCGCAATTGCTGGATAGACATCATAGTGTGCGTAAAGCAAATGACCTGCTTCTTCGATCTTGCGAGGATCTGCATTGAAGACATTTGCAAAGTAATCACCAGCTGTTGGGTCAAATGATGCAGTTATGACATTGCTGTATAGATCGCTTGGAATGTGACCGTTAAGAATCATTATAAAATTCTATTTGCCACTTCCTGTAACGACTGTGCCATGTGAACGACCTGCATCTTCAAATGGACCAAAGCTAAAATATGCGCCACTTAAGCCGCCAGAACTTAATGCTCCAGGCGTATTTGTATAACCTGCACCTGCCAATTTGTTAGAAGACAGTGACAAGTTGACGCCTGATGCAGAAAAAAGAACGCCTCTGAGAATTGGGTAACTTGTAACTGTATCGATATCAATTCCTGCATCATTTAAAATTGCAGCGCTTTCTGCCGAAGTCGCCTTTAAAAAGCTAGAAAGAAAGAAGGTTCTTCCTGGGCTGCAGCTTGGGCCAGTTGTACCTACAATTTCAGCAGTTGGCAACTCGCCTAATGGGTCTGTGTCCATTGTAACTGTAACTGTAGCATTAGTTCTAACAGCGTTTATTCCGCTAAGGGCATGTACAAAAGCTCTAAATGCTTCTGCAAGATCTGATAGTGTGGAATAAGATGATAAATTTACATCGCCTCCACCGTAAGAGAATGTGCACGTAGTAGTAACTTCATCTGTATTCACAAATTGAATTTGTGAATCATTCTTGGGAAATGCTGTAAAGACGACTGAAAAAACACCGGCTGTCGAAGTAATTAAAACAGGTGCCGTTGTCTGTGTCAAAGTAATTGGACTTGTGTTGCTTACTGCATAAGGATTTTTGCCAACAAGACCATTTTCTTGAACCTGGTCAGATCCTACAACGAATCCTGCATTAACAACACGTCCAGCATTGACGCCTACTTCTTGACGCTTCTTGCCGTCACCGACGCCTAGAACTCGAACATATGAGCCTGCACGAGCATTTTTCATCCACTCATTGACTGCGAGAGGACCAAACTTCTCACCATCAGATGAACCAAACTCTGCGACGAAATCTTGATATGTTGCAAATGTAATAGGAACAAATGCGCGACCTTTTTGTGCAGTTCCAATTACTCCCGCAGGTACACCCTGTGGTGCAATAGCTGTAGGCCCGGAGACATCTATCTCTCTTGTTGACACGCCAGGGCTCTTAAGTGGTGATGCCATCGTTTAAACTCCTATCACATAATCTTTAAAGTTTATCAATTTATACATATGTCTTATTCGAAGATAACGCCGCTATTTGTGATAACGAAATCAATCGATATAAACTCAATTGCTCTTGTTGGCACGATGATGATTCTACCGTTCATTCGATTTGAATCAACATCTGACTGAGTATTATTTGTTGTATCACAAACAATCTTAAACTGCTCAATACCTGCCTGAGCTTGCACAAGTGTGAGCAATGGTGAAACCTGGCTCACGAATCTCGCGCGAGTTGCTGCGTTATTCTGCTCAAAGAGGAGTCGATTAGCTTGTGAAGCAACAATTCTCTTGACCTCGATAAGAAGACGTCTTACGTTAACTCTATCAAGTGCAGACTTTGCCATCTGGAGTGTCTTTTGACCGAAAATTAC